CATTAAAGGAATGTAAGGACAGTAGAATGCCGGAGCATCTGCCTCACTTGCACCTTTGTAACCTACAAGCACTGATGTGTCATCTGCGGCGTAAGCGTCAACATATACTCTCATCGCACCGTTCAAAGTTCCAACAAATTTAGTGTTTGTTGGTGCTTCAAATGTACCTTCAGTTGATCTTGCGAACGCTGAAGTTGTTGCTGATTGAAGAATAGTTAAAGCAGTTGGAGATACTACAGCGTAGTTTCCAGCGCCTCTTCTTGTTCTTGTTGCGATTTGGTTAGCAACTCTGTTGATTAACACAGCCAAAGCCGCGTGTTCATCACCAACGAATGTTGCAGTACCTGACACAGCAGATTGGTCAAAAGTCTCACTAGCCGTTCCAGCCAATGTTCTTAATGATCCAATCACTTCTTGGTCGATCTCTGCAGTGATCTCTTGGGCTAATGCCGCCATGATTTCTGCTTCTACATCGATACCTTGTTGTGCTTGTGCATCTTGAGCCGCTTCAAAAGTCCATCTTGCTGATAGTTTTCTTGATTTGGCTTCAACTGGTTGTTTCAAGATTTGGATTGATAATCTCTTACCAGGTGTACCCTCTAAAGATGCAGTTGATGCCGCTTTAGGTGTAGAGTTGTTCTGGTTACCAGAGTATGCTTTCGCAATTTTGAATGGAGATAATGCTTCTTCACCTGCTGTCGTGTTTGACGCAACTGTGTCTGCATATCTTATTCTTAATGTGTGGATTTGTCCTACAGGACCAGACATTGGTTGTACACCTACGATCTCGTTAGCGATCACAGTTGGCATAACCCTTCTGATTACTGGAAGAATAACCCTGTTTAACGTAGCAACGTTACCAGCAGATGTGGCACCTGCAGTGGCTTGTTCAGACAAGTATCTTTTTGTGTTTTCTAACACAACGTCCATTGTCTTTTTCTTGTTGCCTGCTAAACCTTCGGTTAGAGCGGCTTTAGTTTCGCCCCATTTTGATTCAAATATTTCTGACATTTGATCTTTCCCCTTGTTTAGTTGTTTAGTTGTTGTAGACCCGCTAAAACACGAATGCTACTTAGATCCGCATCATCCCTTGTCTGTCTGGTGTCTGCTTTGTTTCCAGATGATTCAGATATAATCTTCTTCATTTTGGACACAGGAGCATCTTCCATTACAGCAGGTAGATACTTTTCGTAAGCAGATTTTAATCTATCAGTTTGAGTTGACTCAAGTAACTGATTCATAACTTCCGCTTTGTCTTTGCTCAATGGTTTGAGCAACTCTGCCATCGTTGCCTTACGTTCCATCAAGTCCTTTTGAGCAGAGATTTCTCTCTCCTTGGACTCAATCACCGCTTTTGCCTCGTCGATGGATTTCTCGGCATCTTTCAATTTAAGTGTGGTTTCATCCACAACTTTCATCAACTTCGAAGTCTCAGATTTCTCATTTAAGTAAGAAGCCTGGTACTCTGAAGCAAATGCCTCGAAAATTCTTTTACCAAAATTAATCTCTCTCGCAGATGAGATGTCTTCTTTAAGTTGCGCGATTTCTTCGCCTAACTTTTTAGACACAGCATTCTCAACTACCTTAGCAGATTTTTTAATGAAAGTCTCTTTCAATTTGGCCAATTGTGCTTTGGCTTCTTTCACTAATTTCACTTTGGTTTCAACAACAGATTTTTTATCTTCTGAGAATTCTTTGATCTCTTTGGCAAGTGCGTTTACAACGAACTCTTCCAATTTCGCAAAGTTTTCACCAACAGATTTTCTGTCATTGTGTAGTTCTTTTACTTCGTTTGTTAATCTATCAAGAACGAACGCTTCCATTTTTTTAGAATGATCGCCCATTTTGTTCTTGTAGTGCATTTTTTCAACAGCAAGTTGTTTTCTGTCTTCAACAAACTTGTTGATCTCCTCGCTCAACTTGTCAGTCATCATCTTGTCAATTGCTTCGACCATGTTTGACTTGTCGTGCTCGTATCTTTTAGCAAATTCTTCTCTTAATTCAGCAGTAACTTGCTCTTTGTTTTCTTTTATTTTTGAATCCCACGCTTCTTCGATTGACTTTTTAGTGTCTTCTCCTATCACGCCTGATTCAACTAGTTTTGATATTGCGTCGAACATTTTATTTCAACCCCTTTATTATGTTGTTTAGTGCCTCTTGGAGGTATTTTTGTGCTTTTTTGTCATTTCTAACTTCAGCCGCCAGACCCAACGCCTTGTTACCACCCTTTGTGTTCAACAAGTGTTCGTAAATTGGAGTAGGGTAAGCACCCGGTGCCGAAGGTTGAGCCACAACATCCACAGTGATGATCTCAAAGTCTGAAACTTCGCCGCCTGAGTATTCGGAAACGTTTCCGCTTCCCCTTGAACTCACGCCCAGTTTCACACCCGATTCCAACATTGTTTGGACAAGTTGACCCATTGGTGTTGGCAGGATTTTCATCTTGCCGTATCCATTTGGACCGTCCATCCACATTTCAGTAATCATGTGAGACACACGGTCCAAATTAATCTTTAAATCGTCTGGATGATCCACTTCACCTAGTACGCTGTAACCAGAACTGATCTGATCATTGAGTGTTTTCACTGCTTTATGAATTTCATTCACAGGATAAACTCTCTGATTGGCATTCTTGATGCCGCCTTGAATACAGATCCCCTTCATGTACAAATCCTTGCCGTCTTTTCCCTCGTGCAATACCTGTACTCTAGCCTGATCAAAGGTTAAGTGTTCTCTAAGATATAATGATGACATCCCGACCTTTCTCGTTAAATCTCAATTACTTGGTAGCAACTGGAGATTTTGCTGATTTGTCCGAACCATCCGCGGTATCGGCTTTCTCTGCCTTCATTGCAGGTGCCTTGTCTTTACCTGGAGTGTTTGCGAATTCACCTGACATCTTCTGTGCTGTAGGAGCCGGTCTTCCTTTTTCTTCTGCTCCGCCTTTGGCAATGTTGTCACCACCTTTTGGCATCTTGTTACCAGCATCTTTTACTGGTGATTTAGCACCTTTGTCTGAATGGTCAGCATTGTCGGCTGACTTTTGGATCTTGTACTCTTTTACAGTTTCCTTTGTCGCTTCTTTGCTTTCCATTGGTTGTAATTCGTCAGCGATTGGCTCTTCCACAGACTCTTCTTCTTTGTGGTCATCCATGTCATGATCACCATCACCGTCTTTGTCTGCTGAACCCATCATTTTTTCGAATTCTGCTTTTAATTCATCTAAAGCGTCTTCCAAATCAGATACTCTTTCATCAGTGTCCTCGGCATCGCCTTCTTCACCTTTTTCCATGTCCATCTCATCGCCCATTTCGTCAGCGGCTTCGTCGCCTTCTTCTTCTGCTGAAATGTCTTTGACTAACTCGTCGGTAGCGTCGCCACCCACTTCTTCAATAGACTCTTCTTCGTTGGTTTCTTCTTTGGTTTCTTCTTCTTTTGAAGCCTCGTCGATTTCGACTTCTTCGCCTTCATCAACTTCTTCGTCTTTTGTTTCTTTAACTTTTTCTTCTGAAGTTTCTTCAACTTTGTCTTCTTTAGACTCGTTATTGTCTTCTTGAGTTTCTGCTAGACCTTCGTAGATGTCTCTAGACTTCTCTACAACGATTTCATGAAATAACGATTCCGCTTTTTCATTTTCTTCGTTTACTAGCAAATCAAGTAATTGTTCAAATTTATTTGACATTGCACGTGCTCCTTATAGGTTTGTACTTTAAAGTATTTTTATTTACGACAATGTGTCTAAAAAGGTCTAAAAAAGCGGTCAAAAAGGCACTTTTTCAAGTTTTTTGGAGTGTTAAATTATATAGCCTACAAAAATCTTCAATATGTATGTGTTTAAAGTTTTGTGCGAAATTAAGGTCGTTTGGTTGGAATCCTGTGGATTGTATAACTCTTGTAAATTGAATTTGCTGGAAATCATTTAAAACACGCTTGGTCTGATTCATCCAATTACCATAAAAAGTGGCATCCTCGTTGTTTTTTTTGTAATTTCTTGTGTCTCCAAATATGTTATTCAATCTGTATCGGTTATTTTTTTTATCAAAAGGTAATCCTTGATAATCAAAACCCAGGATATAAATGTTTTTGTAGCCTTGATCGGCGGCGTGTCTTAGAGCAGTTGGTCCACTTGACCATCCTAGGCTGGGTTTGAACCACCTCACGTGATTCATAATTTTAGCATTTTTACTGTATTGATTGTTGTAGTTGCTCCAAACTTCGTGTTTTTCAACATAGTCTGTCTCCGCAATCTCTAAAATCATTTTTGGATCGACTGCCACCAACACATCTGGCTCTTCTGTCCTATAAACTGCGTTGCAGGCCCACACTTTGCCGTGTTCTTTTAAACTGGCCACACTTATGCCTTTACGAGACAAACCGTTTCCTAACACAAACGCTGTATCTGACATTATAACTCTAAATTATCTGGCTCTGTGGGTTGCCCATACATTTGTTGGACAAATTCTGCTTCCTGTTTTTGGTCGGCATCGTGTTTTTCTGATGCCAATCTCATCTTGTTGATGTCTTTAAGGCTTAATCTTGTTTTTCTAGTGTCACCGTCGTCCAATATCGATATATCGTCGTCGGCATGGTAATCTTTTTGTTGTTCAAAACCTTCTTCACCGTAATT